GAATTTGGGTCAATGACCACATCAAGCCCATAAGCGAGGCTGTTGTAACCGGGCTTCCCGAGACACGGGATAAGAACGCTTTGATCGACGCCATGCGCGCTGGCATTGACGCTCAAATCAGGAATAAACGGCGTGAAATTTACGCTCATAGAAGGCGCTCTCTAGCGCGGTTGGAGTTGGCATGATTAACCACGCCAATCCTAAAGCATGGGAGAGGGGATGATGGACTGGCTCCGGAAGCTGTTTCATCGACACCGCTGGGACTTGTGGCCGTACATGGGCACGAGGGACAGCTATTGCCTTCGCTGCCGGTGCGGCCTGACTAAGTTGGAGAAGCGTCAATGACCCCAAACCTAGAAGAAGCCACACTGAGGGAAATACTGGCGGAGGAGTTGGGGGAGCCGCGCGCCACTTGGGTACGTGAAGGTGATGGAATGCACTGTGTCGAGCTGTCGTCAGGCGAAGCCCTCGCCGCCATGCGCCGCGTCTCCACCCCCACGCTACGGAATGATGTATGGCAGCCTATCGAAACGGCGCCGAAGGATGGGAGGGTAATTCTCGCGCCTGTCGATTTTCAGCCGTTCGTTGCCTTGCTCTCATGGTGCGACGACGACACAGACTGGATTGACGATTTTGGGATGGTTTTCCACCCAACCCATTGGATGCCATTACCTTCCCCGCCCCAACCCCCCCTAACGGAGGTGGAGAGATGAGCGGGTGCGGCTTTGTCCCTGAGATTTCTCAGAAGGCGGTTGCCCAGCTTATGAGGGTTGACGCAATGCCAGCGGATATGCGGCGCTGCGTCCATGAATACGGGTTGCCGATTGTTGATGCCTGCCTGACCGCAGGGGTTCAAGAGCCGCGCCGCATCCGCCAGCTTGTTCGGGACATTTGGTGCGGCACCCGGGACACCGGCAACCAGAAGCTGGTCGGGCACAAAGGTATGATCGGGCGGCTCGAATGGGTCTTGGCCCAAAATAATAGCCCAATCGGCGCGATGACGCTACTTCGCATTCTTGAGCAGTCCGATTTTTACATTGTCCCGCGCACGCCTTGGGCCTGCATGGTCGAGGCCAGCATGAATGAAACCCGAAAGCACGGGCTGCTTACAAAGCAGGAAAAACACCGCGTTCGCCTTATTGCCGCCGTCAAGGCCGCTGCGCGCTTTGCGTGGCCGCATTTGGAGCATTAAATGACCAAACCAGCTAAAGCAGAAACACCGGAGCCGGATGGCCCCGCGGTCATTACGCCCTTCCACCGCCAGGATCGCCCCACCTCGACCGCGGCCGGCGCAAAGCTGGCATGGCGGTCTGAATCCACCCTCGAAGCAGCCTATGACAAGGGCCAGCTTCAAGGGGGATCGCCACGCTACTCCGCCGAAACCCGGTATGAGGCGGGCAGGCTGTATTCCACCCTCTACGATCAATGTCAGCCTTCAGGGCGTGACAGCACCCAGAGCATGAACATATCCCGCACCACCAGGCCAGGTAACGAGGCTGATACCCGGGAAGATGCATGGACCAAGCTAATCGCCATAGACAGCCACCTAGGCCAACGCGATCGGATGATAGTCCGGATGGTCTGCGGCGATAACGAGACGCCAGCGGTCGCCGTAAGGCTCGTGTGCGCTGATTATCGTCACACGGTCGCTGCCCGCCTGCGCGAAGCGATTGACGGGCTCATCGAAGCCATCGAAGCGGCGCGCAAGGGTGGCTGGAAGCGGTTCAACATGGAGGTGAAGCCGTGAGTCCAGATGGACTTTCGCGTGAAACACGTCCGCGCCGAAAACCAATCGAAGGCGGCACATGGATATGCTCGCGTTGCAATGAACGGCGCATTCCTGGCTCTGCGTATTGCCGAGAGCACAAGAACGAAGTTCAGCGCGAATGGGACAGGAAAAAGACAGATGAAGTTAAACAGCTTCGAGAGCGCGTGAAATCGCTTGAGGGTTCTCTAACAGGCGCGTATAACAATCACTAGTAGCCGCCACTGCGGCGACACGAGATTAGCCAGCGATGGCTTCAGAGCAGGCGGAGGTCGTCAGTTCGAATCTGACCGAACCAACTGAGGCGGGATTACTGAGTACGTTGCGCGCGCAATCGAAAGGTTTAGCCTAAAGGAAGTTTGTAGCTCAGCAGGATAGAGTGCCGCCATCCCGCATCACCGAATGGTGTAGCGCCAGCAAAAGGTCCGATGGGAAACCGCCGGGCCTTTTGCATTTCCAGATACCAGAACAGCCAGCCCGCCGACCCGGCAGCTATCACAGCGATACTCCACAAAAGAGCGGGCCTCCGGCGTGGCTGGCTAACCTTCCGAGGCCGCACATGAACGACGCCTTAGGCTTTATCGGCTTCCTGGCGCTTCTAGCAGCCATTGTAGGCGGCTTCATTGGAATAGCCTTGAGCGTCGGCCATCTCGTCATGATCGGCCTTTCCACTATCGTTTAACCCGAGGGGGAAACTTGCAAAACGCCCACGATGTAATCCGCGAGAAGCTAGACAGCCTTCGCAATATCCCCGGCGTTAATCAGGCAATTCTTGACCAAATTGAAACCCTCACAAGCCCTTATATGGTCCCGGTCCAAGGCGAGGAATGGATTAAATACCGCCTCACCACCCAGGAGGTACGGGTAGCCTGCCTTCTCCACACCAGGTTAGGCAAACTCGTCACCAGATCCGGCCTCATGGACGCCATGTGGTTTGATGACCCTGACGGCGGCAAGACACCGAAGAACCTTGACGTGGTTCTCTGCCGCGTTCGCCAGAAAATCGGCAGTGTTTACACAATCGAGAACATCGCCGGCCGAGGCTACATCATGCACCGGGTAGGTGAGGCTGAAGTCCAGGCTGTGGCGGCGTGAAGCCTGAAAATAGAGGCCAATTCAGGCCGGGTGTATCTGGCAACCCCGCGGGGAAACCAAAGGGTAGCCGCCACAAGCTCGGGGAACAGTTCGTCCAAGCCCTTCAGGCTGATTTTGAGCAGCATGGCGCCGCAGTTATCGAGACTGTTCGCTCTGAGCGCCCGCAAGACTATCTCAAGGTTGTGGCCTCACTGCTTCCGAAGCAGATTGAAGTGAAAGAGGGTGCATTTGACGGAGTTAGCGATGAGCAGCTCGCCGCTCTCGTCGCTGCCGCCAGATCAGCTCTCAACGTTGCTGAAGGCGGCGGAACGGGAATGGGAGAAGAGGGCGTCCCGCAACCGCCTCAAGGATTACCGGCCGTACATTAAGCAGAGAGAGTTCCATGCGGCTGGAAAGCAACATGACGAACGCCTCTTCATGGCGGGTAACCAGCTAGGCAAGACAATTGCCGGCGGATTTGAGTGGGCCATCCACCTGACGGGCCGGTATCCGGATTGGTGGGACGGCAGGGCATTCGACAGCCCGGTCAAGTTTTGGGCGGCTGGTGTTACGGGTGAGTCCACCCGGGACAACCCGCAGCGTATTCTAATCGGGCCACCCCAGCAGGAAGAAATGTGGGGGACGGGCTCAATCCCCTTTGAGTGCATCAAGGAAACTACGCCGGCCCGTGGCGTGCCAAATTCTCTGGATAGCTGCATTGTCCGGTGGGGCGGCGGCGGCGATGTGCAGGCTCAAGAGTCGATCCTTTCCTTCAAGAGCTACGAGAAGGGCCGCGAGAAGTGGCAGGGCGAAACCCTGGACGGCGTTTGGGACGACGAGGAGCCCCCGCTAGACATTTACAGCGAGGGTAAGACGCGGGTGCAGGCGCGAAACGGTATCCTGATCGTGACCTTCACGCCGCTTCTGGGCATGTCCGACGTGGTCAACCTGTTCCTGACCGATGCGGACATTCAAAAGCTTTTGGCCCCAGCGTGACGCGCCACGTCACGTTTATGACCATTGACGACGCGGAACATTACACGCCTGAGCGTCGCGCCGAGATTGTGGCGGGGTATCTTCCTCATGAGAGGGAGGCGCGTGCCAAGGGCATCCCGGTTCTGGGATCTGGCCGCATCTTCCCGGTGGAAGAGGCCAAGATAACAGTTCAGCCTTTCGCCATCCCAGCGCACTGGCCGCAGATTAACGGCTTGGACTTCGGGTATGACCATCCATTCGCTGCTGTAAATTGCGCATGGGACCGAGACGCTGACTGCTTCTACATCACTAAGGAGTATCGGGAGCGGGAAGCAACACCCCTGACGCACTCTGGCGCCGTCAAGCCATGGGGCGAGTGGGTACCGACCGCATGGCCGCATGACGGCCTGCAACATGATAAAGGCGGTTCCTGCGAGGAGTTGGCGAGCCATTACCGCAAGCATGGAATCAACATGCTGCCCGAGTTTGCAACGCATGAGGATGGCGGTAACGGCGTCGAAGCCGGTCTGCTTGACATGCTTGAGCGAATGAATACGGCGCGCTGGAAGGTGTTCAGCACCTGCGGAACATGGTTCTCAGAATTTAGGCTTTACCACCGCAAGGACGGCAAGATCGTGAAGATCAATGACGATCTTATCTCTGCATCACGATATGCGCTGATGATGAAGAGGTCTGCGCTGACCAAGCCGTCAGATTACGAGCCGAATAATCATTACCAAGGTGAAGGGAGCTGGATGGCGTAATGGCCGATAAAGATATTCTGGCCGACGCCCAGCAAGAGTTCAGCCTGTGTGAAGAACACGAGTCCGTAAACCGGACCGCGTTCCTGGACGACATCAAGTTCGCAAAGCTTGGCGAGCAGTGGCCCGAGGCTATCATTGAGGACCGCCGCAAGGAAAACCGCCCCTGCCTGACGGTCAATCGCCAGCCAGCCTTTATTCGGCAGGTTGTCAACGATGCCCGGCAGAACAAGCCCAGCATTAAAGTCCACCCTGCCGACAGCAACGCGGACCCCGAGACGGCCGAGATTTACAACGGCCTGATCCGCAACATCGAGGTTACTTCTAAGGCTGACGTGGCCTACGACACGGCGTTTGACTTCGCCGTATCTGGCGGCTTCGGCTATTGGCGCGTCAATACCGACTATTCCTGTGACGACACATTTGACCTTGATCTTCGGATTGAGCGCATTGTCAACCCCCTTTCGGTTTATGGTGACTATCTAAGTACCACTGCGGACTCGTCCGACTGGAATCAGGCATTCGTCACCGAATTACTTGGGGTCGCGGCCTTTGAGCAAAAATACAAGGGCGCCGAGAAGGTCGATTGGGAAGGCGATTACGCCGGGCTTAAAGCCCCGTGGACCGAAGACAAGAGCATCCTGGTTGCTGAGTGGTGGACGCGCGAGAAGGTAAAGCGCCCTATTCTTGCCCTGTCTGACGGGACGGTGGTTGAAGCCAGTTTCTACAAGGCTAAGAAGGACGAATACGACGCAGCCGGCATAACCGTAATGGGCCAGCGTGACGCTATGACTCACAAGGTCAGGCAGCGCGTTCTCACTGGTGCTGAAGTGCTTGAGGATAACGAGTGGGGTGGGAAGTATATCCCGGTTGTCCCGGTCTATGGCGACGAAGTGAATGTCGAGGGCAAGCGGTATTTCCGCAGCCTGATCCGGGACGCCAAAGACGCTCAGCGCATGTTCAATTACTGGCGCACGGCCTCGACCGAGTTGGTCGCACTTGCGCCGCGAGTTCCCTTCATTGGCCCGGTTGGCGCCTTCAAGACCGAGGCTAAAAAGTGGGCGACGGCGAACACGGCCAATCATGCCTATCTGGGTTATGACGGCGCGGTCGCACCGCAGCGCCAACCGTTGGACGGGGGCAGGGCGGCAGGCGCATTGCAGGAAGCCCTAGTCGCCTCCGACGACATGAAGGCCATCTTGGGCATCTACGACGCGGCGCTAGGCAATAGATCGAATGAAACGTCCGGCGTTGCCATTCGTGCCCGCCAGCGAGAAGGCGATGTTTCCACCTTCCATTTTATCGATAACCTTTCCCGCGCCATTGAGCATACCGGGCGCATCCTCGTTGACCTTATCCCGACCGTTTATAGCGGGCAGCGCATGTTGCGGGTGTTGGGGGTTGATGGCTCGCCCTCGAATGTCCCGCTAGGCCAGCCTGTCCAGCAACAAGGCCCGAGCGGGGAGGCTGTTTCGCGTGTCTATGATCTTTCGCGCGGCAAGTACGACCTGACAGTCGAAACCGGCCCGTCCTTCACCACGAAGCGCGAGGAAGCCGCCGCTTCCATGTCCGAGTTCATCCAGGCATTCCCTGCCGCGGCCCCTGTCATTGGCGATCTGCTCGCCAAGAATATGGACTGGCCGGAAGCGGATGAGGTTGCCAAGCGCCTCAAGGCCATGATCCCGGCCGCAGCCGGCGCAAACCCCGAGCTACAGAAGGCGCAGGGTGAAATGCAAAAACTGGCGCAGGAGAACCAGGCCCTCAAGGCTGACCGCGCCATTGATATGGAAAAGGTTCGGATTGACGGCTTCAAGGCCGAAACCGAGCGCCTGAAGGTAATTCACGAAATCCAGCAGCCTACACAGTTGCCAAGGATGGCTGACGCCGCGCCGGTCAATAGCGCGACCTACCGATAGGTAATCAATGAACTTCGAGAACGGGGCCGGTGAGGCCGCGAACGATGTTGCTCAATCTGCCGTCACGCAGGACGCGAACCAGCAGCCAGCCGCCGAAAGCAGCGACGACACCCAACTAGAGGGTGATGGCCAGGAAGGCGCCGAAAACGCCGAGCCTGATGACGAGGAAGTCGAAGTAGAAGGGAATAAATACCGCATCCCGAAGGCGCTGAAGCCGGCGCTTATGATGCACGCAGATTATACCAAAAAGACGATGGCCGTTGCGGACGAACGCAAGGCCCTTGAATACGAGCGGACCAATTTTCAGCAGCAAACAGAAGCTGCCCGCGCGCACATTCAGGACTACGCCAAAATCGTAGCCATCCAAGACCAGATTGCCCAATACGATAAAGTCGATTGGGATGCACTGCTTCAAACCAACCCGGACGCATACCACCAGCATTGGCGGAACCGGGAAAGTCTGAAGGAAAAGCGGGATGAAGCGGCCCGCACCTGGACCCAGAAGGAACAGGAACGCACCACCTACGAGCAGCGGGAAACCGCCAAGCGAGTTGAGACGGCGCGCGCTGAACTTCCCAAGCTAATCGCCGATTGGTCGCCCGAGTTGGACACCAAACTGGCGGCTTATGGAACCGCGATGGGCATATCCCCGCAGGATCTGACCCAAGCGACAATCTATAACCCGAAGTTTGCCG